CTGCCTTGGACTGATCTTTCGGAGCTTTCGGGCGGCGGCGGCGGTGGTGGCGGGTCAGCGCGCGCGGCTGGCGGGCACGGCGCCGACGGCGGCGGGGGGGGCGGCAGCCGAGACGGCGGGGGCGGAAACGGCGGCTTCGGCGGGGGCGGAGGTGGCGGCGTCACCGCCGGCCCGGATTGTCGCGGCGGCTTTGGCGGCGGCGGCGGCGGCTCGTGCGGCAACTACGCGTCGGGCAATGCCTTTGATTTTCTTGCTGACGTTATATCGTCTTCCGCTGCGGCCGGCGGTGCGGGTGCCACCTCAACAACCTCCGGCACCAACACCAAGGGCGGCCAAGGGGCCATCATCCTCTACTATTACGCCCCGTTCTGATCGGACATGACCATGAAATATGCGCGCATTGTCGCTGACGTTGCGGTCGAGGTCGTGACCGCGGACCCGCATACGCTGTTCACGACGGAAATCGCCGACCTGTTCGTCGAGGTTCCAAACTCCTGCGTCTATATGGCGACCCGGCAGGGCAGCGCATGGATCGCTCCGCCCGAGCCGGAAGTGGCCGGGCCCGCCGAGCCCGCGCCGCCCCTGGCGCCAGGTCGAATCCTGCAGGTCAGCCCGCCGACGTTCCTTCTGCTGTTCACTTCGCCGGAGCGCATCGGCATCCGGGCCGCGCGCAACTATGTCGGCGCAGACGCCGGCGCCAACATGGTGAAGGCGGTCCTCGACGACTGGTTCTCGATCATCGACGACCCGCGCCTGCAATATGTCGATCTGGCTCTGCCGGCCACGCAGCAAGGTATTGATTTCCTCGTGACGGTCGGTCTGCTCACTGCGCCGCGGGCCGCAGAGATCAAGCTGGGGGTTGCGGCGTGACGATCTCACTGGCGCTCGCCGCAGCCAACAATGCCACCTGGCAGTTCGGGCCGCTCGATCTGCTCGACACCGAAGCGAACGCGCCACTTGCCTTGCCGGCGGGCACCGTCATCGCCATGCAGCTTCGCGCGGCGGCCGACTCGGTCGAACTGGTTCTCGACCTGTCGACCACGAACGGCCTGCTGATCGCCGACGCCGTCGCATCGAAGGTCCGCGGCTTCGTGCCGCTCGCCAAGATGAGCGCGATCGCTGCCGGCTCCTATGACTACGACATAGTGGTGTCGCTGCCCACGGGTAGCGCGATCCGGACCTATGAGGGCACCGTGACCGTCAAGCAGAGCGTCACGTGCTGACCAGCGCTCAGCTGCCAGTTAACGTCGGAAAGCAGTCCTCGGCTTAGCGTCGGTTTCCTCGCCGTGCCCGATTGGCGGGCGAAATCTGCAGTGGCGTGTAAGACCTCGCCTAAACAATCACCATCCAGGCGATTGCGGCGATGACAACTGTTCCGACGATCACCACGACGCGGCGTCGGCCTCCCTTCGGAGAGTATGCCGGTTTGACCGGCATATGCTTCCGCCGCCCAAAGTCGCGCGTCTCTCGCTCGCGGGGCGCTGGCGCTGTAGAACGGACCTTTGCTGGCATACCCGATAGATGGTGCCGGCCTGTGAGCTAGCAATCGCACAGGGCGCCTTGAAGCCGATTGTGCTTAACAAAATGTTGAGCGACGTGAGCAGTGCGCGTGGATGGCCGATCAGTCATGGCTACTGCCGCGTTTCGCCCTCAGGAGCGCCGGCTTGCAGCACCTTCAGATCGTCCACCACCTGCTTGAGCCCATCAAGCGAAGCCATCGGCATTGCAACCTGGGCGGTCGACCCGTCTGGGTTCGAGAAAACCAATAAAAAATGCTGCCGGTCATCTGATAAGGCGCCGCCGCGGACGTTGGCGAAAAGGGCTGCTTTCGTTTCCATCCGCCGTCCCTAGCACCTGACATCGAAGCCTTCCAACCCCGCCCCGTCCCGACAGGGCGGGGTTTTTCTTTGGAGACGACACCCCATGGCCGACCTGTCCTATTTCCATGGCGTCAAGCTCGACGAGAGCCCCGATACGCCGTCCGTGGTGCGCGTCCAGAACCAGGGCGCGACCTTCATCAACGGCCATGCTGATCTGGCGGATGTTGCCGCCTTCCCGTTGAACGAGCCGAAGCTCGTGACGAACCTCTCCCAGGCGGCGGCGCTCGGTGCCGACGGCACGCTGCTGCGCGACGTCACCACCGTCTTCCAGGAGGGCGGGACCTACTGCGTCGTGAACCGCGTCGGCTATCACGCCACCGCTGCGACGCTTCAGGCTAACCTGATCGGCGACCCGGTCGCCCGCACGGGGCTCTATGCCTTCCACCGTGCCAAGGCTCTGACCGGCATCAAGCCGCGGGTGATCATCACCGACGGCGACACCGGCGCTTGGATCGAGGGTGGGCTCACCGGCGTGGTGATGTCGACGGCCGGCTCGAACCTCACCGAGGCGCCGACGGTCACGGCCTCGGGCGGTGGCACCGATGTCGCCAAAGTGTTGCCGACGCTGGAAGCCATCATGGGCGAGGGTTCGGCCGCCGGCACGGTCATCGGCGTGCGCATCCTGACGCCGGGCAAGGCCATGAGTGCCGCACCGACGATCGCCTTCACCGGCGGCGGCTCGGATGCGGGCAAGGTGTTGCCGACCGCGACCGCCAACATCGGCGACGTCGGCAACCCGTTCCTCTCGGCGCTGCGCGCAATCGTCCATGCCGACGGCGCCCGCGCGCGCGCCTATGTCCAGGGGCCCAACGGCACGAACGCCGACGCGGTTCGCTTCCGCAACACGATCAACTCCGACCGGATCCTCGTCATCGATCCCAGGGGGCTGAAGAACGTCTCCGGCACGCTCGTTACGGTGCCGACGGCGCCGGTCTTCGCCGGCATCCGCTCGCGCGTCGTCGCCTCGGCCGAGGGTGTGTCCGGTTCGGTCTCGAACAAGATCATCCGCACGCTCGACGGCGTCGCCCGAACGGTCAACTACCCGCTCGATTCGAACTTCCTGAACGAGCGGCAGGTCAACACGATCATCAACGAGCGCGGCGGTTTGCGGACCTGGGGCTCGCGCCTGGCCTACGACAATCCGCTTTGGCAGTTCGACAGCGTCCGCGCCACCGCCGACATGATCAACGAGAGCTTGGAGGACCTGTATTTCCTCTATGTGGACCGCAAGTTCACCAAGGCCAACCTCAAGATGATGATCGAGGATGGTAACGCGGGTATCCGCACCTTCACGCTCAACAACGACATCCTCGGCGGCCGGGTCTGGCTGTCGGACCAGAACACGCCCGACCTCAATGCGCAGGGCAATGTCTTCCTCAATGTCGAGTTCGAGCCCGTCGGCCTGATGGAGCAGATCCGGATCACCACCTTCCGGAACATCCTCTACTACCAGCTCCTGCTCGACGACGTGCGCGGCGCGATCGACAACGGCCCGCTCTCGCTCGCGGCCTGACGCCCGCCTCTGCCGCCACCGCCGACCTTGCAGCCCCGGCATTGCCGTGGCTGCGCCGTCCTTGGGCTGAGAAGCCCGCCAGCCCCTCTCGGAGACTGACCCCATGTCCAACCTGCCGCGCTTCCTCCTGCGCAACTGCACCCTCTGGGCCGATCGCGAATCAAAGCTCGGCCAGATCGGCGACATCACCGTTCCGGTGCCGACCGAGAAGCTCGAAGAGATGCGCAACAGCGGCATGATCAAGCCGCGCGAGGTCAAGATGGGCCTCGACAAGACTGAGTTCAGCTTCAAGATGCCGGGCCTCGATCCGCAGATCCTGAAGCTGTTCGGGCTGAAGCCGGGCACCGAGACGCCCTTCATGGTCACGGGCGCGCTCGTCGACGAGAGCGGGGTCAACCACTCGGCGGTGCTGACGATCCGCGGCTTCCTGAAGACCGCCAATGGCGGCACCTGGACGCCCGGCACGCCGAGCGAAAACGACTACATGTGCGCCGTGCACTACTACAAGCTCGAAATCGACGGCGAGAACCTGATCGAGGTCGACGACTTCGACATCAAGGTCGGCGGCGTCTCGCAATACGCCGAAATCCGCTCCTCGCTGCTGATCTGACGGGCGCGTCTGCCCCGTCGAATGCTTCCCAAACCATAGGTGCTTCATGACGACGACCGTCACCGTTCCGCTTCAGCGTCCGATCCAGGACGCCGATGGCAAGACCCTCGATGCCCTGACTTTCCGGGAGGCGGATCTCGGCGATCTGATCGCCGGGGATCACTTCAAGGGTGAGACCGCGCGCGCCGCCGCGATCCTGGCCAGCATGGCCGGAATCCCGTTCCCGGTGATGAAGAAGGTCAAGGCCATCGATATGGCAGCGATCCTCGATCAGGCCGGCCCGCTCATGGGAAACGCACCGACGTCGACGACTGGGGAAACCTAGCCGGCCTGATCAGCCACGTGTTCTGCACGCCGCTGCCGGCCGTGCTGGCGATGACGCCGGCGCAGGGCCTCTTCTGGTTCGAGCGTGCCGTCGAAATGCTCAAGACGCTCCGCTCCGCCCGCGGCGGCTGATCGTCGTTTTGAAGAAAGAAGCCCATGGCCCGCTTGACGTCGGAATTGGTCGCGCGGCTGACCGACCAGGTCTCTGGGCCGGCGCGCGGCATTGCCGGCGTCATCGGCCGCCTGAAGAGCCTCGGCGCCAATGCCGGTGGGGGGCTGGCCGCGAGCGGAGACCGTGCGGCAGCGTCGATCGGCGGGCTTCACCTCAAGCTGCTGGCCGCAAGTGCGGCAGCCTATGGCCTTCAGCGAGCGCTGTCGGGGGCTATCACGCCGGCTGCGACTTTCGAGACCAAGCTGCTCGACATCGCGCAGAAAGCCGACCTCTCGGATTCCGGGATGGAGGTTCTCGGCCGGCAGATCAGGGAGGTGTCGAAGGGGCTGGGCACGGCTCCCACGAAGTTCGCCGAGGGGCTCGACGTGCTCATCGGCATGGGCATGGAGAAGGACAATGCGCTCGGCATCATGCCGGCGATCGTCAAGGGGGCGACCGCTTACACGGCGGCCGTCGACGATCTCGCGAAGGCCGGCATGGCGAGTATGACCAGCCTGAACATCAAGGTGTCGGACTTTTCCGCCGCGCTGGATGCGCTAGCGTTCTCCGGCAAGGCCGGCGCCTTCGAGTTGAAGGAGATGGCGCGCTATCTGCCGTCGCTGATGGCGCAGGGCGGCGCGCTGAAGCTGTCTGGCCTCTTCGGCGTGGCGGAACTCGGCGCGGCGCTCCAGGTCATCCGGAAGAACTCCGGCACGTCGGAGGAGGCGGCGACGCGCCTCAGCGACGTCATGGGCAAGATCACCTCAGACGAAACCCGCAAGAAGTTCGCCAAGCTCGGCATCAAGGACATCGCTGCCGATCTGCGCAAGGCCCAGGCGGCCGCGGCCAAGGCCGGCAAGCCGTTTTCGCTGATCGAGTTCATTGTCACCAATCTCAACAAGGCGTTGAAGGGTGACATCGGGCGGATCGGCGAGATCTTCAGCGACAAGGAGGCCAAGGCAGGCGCCACGGCGCTGATGCAGCACTATGCCGAGCTTGAGAAGATCCGCAGCGGTGCCCTGCAATCGAAGGGTATCGTCGAAACGGATCACGCGCGACGGCTGAAAACCTATGAGGCACAGGTCAATCGCCTCTCGGGTGCGTTCGAAAACCTTCGGATCGCGTCGGCTCAGCGTTTCCTTGGCCCGTTGACCAGCTTCGTCCAGGGTCTCAGCGACACGCTCGGCTCGCTCGACAACCGCGTGACGATACTCGACCGCCTGTCCGCGTCAGTGAGGGGCCTTGCGACCGGGCTGTTCGGATCGGGTGAGGGCGGGTTGGCGGGCGGTTTCGCCAAGCTCGGCGAACTGCTCCTCGGATCGAGCTCCAATTTCGAGGCGGACGTCCAGCGGATGGGCGAGAGCTTCGAGCAGTTTCGTAAGATGGGAGCAGCCCTGCGCGAATGGGCTGCGGCCATCGGCGAGGCATTGGCCGCGTTTCAGCGCTTGACCGGAATGGATTTCGGCGCTCTCGCCAGCTGGGGTCTGACCCTTGGGGCGGCGGCGATCGGTGTCACCCTGTTCGCAAAGGCCGTGCGAGGGCTTGCTGCGGCGCTCGCTGTCTTGACGGGGTTGCGCGCTCTCGGCTCGTTGTGGCGCGGCGTGTCCTCGTTGATCGGCGGCAGCAAAGTTCCCGCTGCGGCTTTGCCCCGCGTCCCAGCGCCGCCGGCGCCGGCTACCCCGGCTGCGCCTCCGAGTGGGGGAGGCGGCGCATTGGGCATCGGGAGCCGCGTGTCGGGCGCCATCGGCAAGGGGGCCATCACCGGCGTCCTGACGATCGGCGGCCAGATGCTGATCGACAAGATGTTCGAGACGATCGACCAGCGCCTCGGTGTCGACGGGAAGAACCGGCCTGATCCGGGCTTCTGGGCGACCCTGCAGCGCCTGGCGGGCGGCAGCCGTGGCGTCAATGTCGATCAGGGCCAGTATGAGCGCTCGCGGCGGGTGGATGCCGACTTCCGCCGAGATCCCGAGGCGGCGAGAGGGCAGGCATTCAGCGGTTTGCGGATCAACTCGTCCGATCTCCAATCCCTGATCCGGCCCTCCGGTACGCAGGATGTGCGGGTCACCAACCCGCCGCCGGCACCGAACGTCAATGTCAGCGTGACCGTCACCGCTACGACGGGCGCCAGCGCGGCCGACATCGGGAGCCAGGTCGGCGCGCAGGTCGGGGCCGCGGCCAAGCGCGCGATCCAGAGTTCCTATGGCGGCGGCGGAGACTGACCATCCATGTCCAATCCCGTCAGTATGGCGCTTGGGCCCTTCGGCTTCGAAGCGATCGGCTTCCATTTCGATGGCCTGTCGCGCTCGGTCAATACGCCCTGGGCGGAGATCGACGTCGTCCAGAGCCTCGACGCGCAGCAATGGACCGGCCCGAAATCCGACGAGGTCACGATCAAGGGCGTGCTGTTTCCGCGCGAGTTCGGCGGCCAGGCGAGCCTCGACGGCATCATCGCCGCCGCAAAGGCCGGCGAGCCCCTGATGTTTGTCTCGGGCGATGCGGCCGAGGGCCGAATCTACGGCTACCACACGATCCAGAATGTCGAGGAGGATCGCTCCTTCATCGATGCCGCCGGCACCGCCCGCAGGAACGCCTATTCGATCAAGCTGAAGCTCTACGAGGGCGAGGCTGGCGGCGGCGGTGGCATCGCGAGCTTCATCTCCCTGTTCGGCTGAGGCCCGGAGCTACCATGGCGAAAACCTACACCACCCGGCAGGGCGAGACGGTCGATCTCGCCTGCTGGCGCGTCTATGGCCGGACAGCCGAGGTGACCGAGGCCGTGCTCGCCGCCAATCCGGGGCTGGCCGGCAAGGGGCTGATCCTGCCGCTCGGCACGGTCATCACCATGCCGGAGATCGCCCGGCCGACGACGCAGCGCCCCCTAATCAGCCTGTGGGATTGAGATGCATCCGATTGTGCAGATGACGATTGACGGCCAGCCCGTGGCCGGCGCGTTCTATGAGCGGCTGATCTCACTCTCTGTCGTCGACAAGGAAGGGATCGAGAGCGACACCTTCGACGCCAGCCTCAACGACGGCCCGCCGGACTTCCTGGCGCTGCCGCGCAAGGGCGCGATCGCCGCCATCCAGCTCGGCTATCGCGAGACCGGCTTGGGGCAGGCCCGGCGGTTCACGGTCGACAGCGTCAAGGCGAAATGCCTGCCCTACGGGCTGACCATCTCTGGCAAGGCGGCGGACCTCCGCAAGGGCAAGCTCAAGACCCGGGCCGAGCGGCACTGGGACGGCAAGACCCTTGAGGAGATCGTGAAGGATGTCGCCGGGGAGGTAGGGCTGACCGCCCGCGTCGCGCCGTCAATCGCCGGCCACCGTTATGACTGGATCGGCCAGCAGGACGAGACGCCGACGCATTTCCTCGAGCGGCTGGCCCGCCGGCACAATGCGCTCCTGACGGTCAAGAACGGCAACCTCGTCTTCGCCGAGCGCGGCGCGGGCAAGTCGACGGCGGGCTCACCCCTCACGCCCGTCGTCATCACGTCATCCCTCGTCATCGACGGGACGCTGGATTTCGAGTTCGCCGACCGGCAGGCCTTCGGCAAGGTCGTGGCCTACTACCAGGACAAAAAGCAGGCCAAGCGGATCGAGGTCGAGGCCTCAGGCGAGGGGGCGAGCGACAGCGTCTACCGGATCCCGGAGCCCTTTGCAGATGCCGGCGAGGCCGACAAGGCCGCGCAGGCCAAGGCCAAGCAGCTGAAGCGCGGGGAGGGGTCCTTCTCGGTCGATGTGATCGGCGACACAGGCATCCAGGCCGGCGCTCCGCTCATCTGCCAGGGCATCCGCCCGGGCCTCGACGGCGTCCAGTGGCTGATCGACAGCGTCACCCACACCATCAGTAAAAGCGCCGGCTTCCGCAGCAAGATCTCGGCGAAGATATCCGACGGCAAAAGCGGCAAGGCCGCCTGATGGCAGCCGTCCCGCTGCCTGCTGACCCTAAGAAGCTATCCGCAACAGCTCCCGAGCAAACAGCTGAGCTTCATCCGCTGTGAGTGTTGCAAGCTCTCGTCCAAGGATGCCGAGCCGAACCTGATCGGCAGAACGCTCTGCGTCCAACGAGAGCGACCAGCGACCCGGATTGTGGTCTTCGTACATCGTCAGATGAAACCCGCTCGGCCTTTTGGCTATCGAGTGGTGTCGGTTCGTCTTGGCCACATCAACCTCCTTTGCCGCCTTCGGGCGGCTTTTTCATGCCCGGAGCAATCCTATGATCCTGACGATCGACCACGTCTGCCGCATTGCCAAGCGCCTGCCGAACGACGCGAATGCGCAGTCGGTGCTGAAGTCGCTGAGCCTCTACGGCGCTCGCTTCGGCCTCGACCAGCCGCACCGCCTAGCGCAGTTCATCGCCCAACTGATGCACGAGAGCGCCGAGTTCCGGCATGACCGCGAGATCTGGGGGCCGACGCCGGCGCAGAAGCGCTACGACGGCCGCATCGATCTCGGCAACACGGCCGCTCTCGACGGCGACGGCAAGCTCTACATGGGCCGCACCGGGATTCAGATCACCGGCAAGGCCAACTACGCCGAATTCCGCGACTGGTGCCGCAAGATGGAGCCGAAGGCTCCGGACTTCGTCGCCAAGCCCGATCTGGTCAATACCGATCCCTGGGAGGGGCTCGGCCCGCTGTGGTATTGGGACACCCGCAAGCTCAACCGCTTCGCCGACACCGGCGACGTCGAGATGATCACGAAGCGGATCAATGGTGGGCTGAACGGTTATGCCGACCGGCTCGACTATCTGACCCGGGCGTCGCTCGTGCTGCTTGACTATGGGCCGAGCGACGTCAAGCGGTTCCAGTCCGACATGGGTCTTGAGCATGTCGACGGCGACGCCGGGCCGAAGACGCGCGCCGCGCTGCATGCTGCTCTCGTGAAGAAGACGAAGGGCGCTATGGCCCGGCCCGAGGTCAAGATCGCGCCTGTTGTCGAAGAGAAGGCGGTCGCGGTGGCGCCGGCGGCGATCGACAAGCCTGTGACGCAGACGACCGGCTTCTGGGAGCGGCTCACCACCATCGTCGGGCTCACCGGTATCGGTGGCGCGTCCTGGCTCGGCGACTGGAAGGTGATTCTCTCGATCGCCGGCGCATTGATCATCCTCGCGGTTCTCGGGCTGCTCCTGCACTCGCGGATCGTCGACGCGGTGAAGCGGATCAAGGCCGAGGTCGAGGCATGAACCCGCTCGCCCTGATCCCAGCCCGCGCGTGGCTGCTGGCGGCCGGCCTGATCATCGCCGGCCTCGTCTACTGGCAGATCACGGACGCCGCCTATGACCGCGGCAAGGCCGAGACGACATCCACCATCACCCGATCAAACGACGCCGCCAGGAGCAAGGCCGATGACGCAGCGCGCACCGTTGAGAATTGCATTGGCACTTGGGATCGCAGCCGTGGCGTCTGCGTGCCAAACGGCGGCACCGGTCGATAAGCCCTGCGGGGTGATCACAGACTCGCTCGCCACCGTGCAGGGCGCGACGCCGGCCGACACGCGCCGGATCGACGTTCATTTTGAGCGCGGGGTCTCCGCCGGCTGCTGGGGCCGCTGATGACGGTCACGTCTGAGCTCGTCGGATTCGTCATCCTGATCGTCGGTTTCGTCACCACGGCCTGGGTCCGCGTCGAGGCGATCGTCAACCGGGCGCGCGCGGAAGCGTTGACGGCCGCGGCGACGGCCCGAGCCGACGCGATGTCGGCAGCCACCAGCGCGGCCGTGCGCGCCGATGCGGCGGCAGGTGCGCTCGCCGAGCACCGCCTGCATGTCGCCGAGACCTATGTCTCCAAGGTCGGCCTGCGTGAGCAGACCGAGAGAATCATGGCCGCCATCGAAGGTGTCGGCGGCCAGGTCAGCCACCTCAACGAACGCATCGATCGCGTCATCGAAGGCCAGCCGGCCCCGCCGACCCGGCGCGGCCCGAAGCCCGTCTCCTGACATCCGTTCCCGAAGCGAAAGGTCCCGCCATGTCGAAGCTGTGCCGTGCTGCCCTGCTGTTGTTCGCGGGGCTGCTGCTGCTCGTCGCCACCATCCCGCCGCTGCTGGCGCAGGAGCCCGGCTGTCGGCCACTCGAAGCCATCGCCTCGGAAGCTGCGGCGGCCGGCGCAGCCGGCGCCGAGATCCATGTATTGGCCGGTGACGAAGCCGCAGCAGCTTTGGCATTCATCGAGGCGCGGCTCGGCCCCTGGCCGCGGCCGGTGCGCCCGACGACGCTGATCCTTGCCCTGGGCCCGCATGCCGGGCTCGTCGCCTTCGGAGAAGGCATCCAGGTCTGCCTGCTGCTGCCGATTCCGCGCGGCATGGGCGCCGAGATCGTCAAGGCCCCGCGCGGAGAACCGGCCTGATGAAGGTAACGGGCCGGCATTGGGACGACGCGCTGAAGGCCGAGATCGAGCGGCGCCATTTCACCGACGGGCAGATCGCCACGGTGATCGCGGCCGAGATGGGGCTGCGCTATTGCAGCGTGCAGCAGCATTTGCGGAAGGTGAAGCTGCGGGCACAAGCCGGCGCGCTCGGTTTCAAGCCGGTGCTGCCGGGATATCGGATCGCCCGCGTCACCGAGCAGACCAACCCCGACGGTTCGCTGCGGGCCCGTTCGGTCGAGCAGAAGATTGCGCCGGGCGAGCCCTTCGCGATGCCCGACGGGCATCAGGTCAAGGGCGTCTCTGCGCTGACCGACCCGGACGGTCGTGTCATCCAACAATGGGTGAAGACGAAGCTCGGTGAGCGCGACCCTTTTGCCGTTGCCGCGGCGTTGAAAGGCGCCTTCAAGGGGCTGCGCGGACGAAGGGAGCCGGTGCCGCAGCCGGTCGCATGTTTCGATTCGCAGCTCACGCTCTATCCCCTGGCCGATTGGCATATCGGCATGTTCGCCTGGGGCCGCGAGACGCAAGCGAACTGGGATCTGAAGATCGCCGAGCAGGTGATCGGCGGCGCCGCGGCTGAGCTGGTCGCTCAGGCGCCGCGCTCGCGCACGGGAATCGTGCTGGGCGGCGGCGACTTGATCCACTCCGATAATCAGGACAACCGCACCTCGCGCTCGGGCCATGCCCTCGATGTCGACGGCCGCTATCCCAAGGTTGTCCAGGCTGCGGCGCGTCTTCTTGTCGGGCTCGTCGAGGCGGCGCTCGCGCGCCATGAGCGCGTGATCGTCCGCATCCTCAAAGGCAATCACGACGAGCACGCCTCCGTCGCTGTCGCTTACTTCCTGCTCGCATGGTTCCGTAACGAGCCGCGGGTCACGGTCGATGACGATCCGTCGCTGTTCTTCCGGCATCGGTTCGGCAAGGTGCTGCTCGCGGCCACCCATGGTCACGCGGCGCGCGCTGAGCGGATGCCCGAGCTGATGGCGCATCGCTACGCCTCGGACTGGGGCGAGACCCTGTTCCGCTATGCCCACATGTTCCACCTGCACCACAAGCGCCTGATGGCGAGCGAGGGCGGCGGCGTCATCGTCGAGACGCATCAGGCCCCGATCCCGCCCGACGCTTGGCATTTCGGCTCGGGCTTCCTGTCGGGCCGCTCGCTGCAGGCGATCACCTATCACCGCGACTATGGCGAGATCGGCCGCAACCGCATCGCCATCCTCGACGCAGCCGGAGGCGAGGCGCCATGACCATCCACCCCGTCGGTCTGGTCGAGGGCCGTGCCTGCAGTCATTGCGCCAAGGGCCTCGAAAACCACGAATGGAACTGCACTGGCGGGTGCGCGGGCGCATTCCGCATCCGCACGATCGGCTTCTGCGGACCGGCCGGCGCCGGCAAGTCGACGGCGGCCGAGCATCTGATGCGGCACTGGCGCTTTCAGCGTGTGCGCTTCGCCGGGCCGCTGAAGGCGATGATGCTGGCGCTCGGGCTCGATCCCGCCCAGGTCGACGGCGAGCGCAAGGAAGAGCCCTCGGCACTGCTCTGCGGGCGCACCCCGCGACAGGCGATGCAATGGCTCGGCACGGAATGGGGCCGCCATCTAATCGGGGAGGGCTTCTGGATCGCGGCCTGGCAGGCGGCGGTCGAGCGTGTTCCACCGGATCTCACGGCGGTCAGCCAAGCGATCCGAGGCCTCAGGTTGATCGTCGCCGACGACGTTCGCTTCGCCAACGAGGCGAAGGCGATCCGGGGTCGTGGCGGCATCGTCGTGCGGATCGAGCGTCCGGGCGCAGGCTCTACCTCAGGCCACGCTCACGCCTCGGAGCGCATGGATTTCGTGCCTGACCGGATTATCCGGAACACAGGTGACGTGACGGCGTTCTGCAACGCGATCGACGATCTGGCAATGAGCCTTCGCCACCGTTAGTCACTATTGGCCAGTGACGTTCCACGAGCCTTTGCTGGAGTTATCAATAAATTTTAGGGCGTTTGTACGGACTGCGCTGGCCATATAGCTATGGTGAACGCTGAGCACGTCTTCTTGCAGTCCCTGGTCAGATTCCAGAGGTTTGATCTTCAGACCAAACTCGATGCATTTATCGATCAGAAAATGATGACCGTGCTCGGTTGTTTCCGAGTAATTCATAAGGCTTGCGACCACCTTCTCAGCTGCGGCGTCGGGATCTGCTGCGTCCCTCAGCATATTGGCCGCCAGCCAGTGCTTGACCATTGCCCTGGCTCCAGTGACGGATCGCTCGCAGTCCAAAATAAAGGCAGGAGGATATTTGGCGAAGACCGATTGCCAGATCAGCTGCTTGATCGGCTCCTGCTTTATTTCTTCGATCGCTCGATCAACTTCGGCCAGAACGCCCATGGCAGGAAACCCTCGTATCTGAGGGTCGGTAGGGCCAAGGCATGAGTGCTTGCCAAGAACTATCTCCTCAGCGGCGCAAGCAATCATGGTACCCACCGACATAGCCATATGGGGGACTATGACGCGGATCTTCCGCCCGAACATTTTGTAAAGGTATTCGACAATGCTCCTGCCGGCTTCGATCCCCCCGCCGGGCGTGTGGAGTACTAAATCCAAACCGTTTCCACGATCCAAGTTGTGAACGACCGCCATGAAGCCATTCATGTCGAGATCGCTTATAGCGCACTCGGCATGAATCTGCCCATTAGGGTCTCTTTTGGAGAGAAACGATGAATAGTAGGCGATTACTGGTCTTCCAGTCCGCCGGGAAAGCTGTGCGAGATACTTATGTCGGATGTCGTCAGGCGCAGTTGGACTCTGCGACCGATCCATCTCTTCGTTGATCTCGTTCCACGTTGGCATTGTCGGTCCGAATCGATTTCGATCGAACCGTAATAGGTGTGAACGTGGAGTAATCGGTCAAGGAAGTTGTAAAGAAAGCCGGGGAAAACTCGCCCGACGAATTCAGAGTTGACGCAACGCCTCCAACGAGGACGCCAGCGTCCTTCAAGCTAGCCAGACGATCCATCACGTATCTCCCCGCCTCGGTTCGGGCGTTGGCTTTTACTTTTTTGTTACCATACCGGGTAACACGGGATTCGCGTTCGTTCAACCAACTCGCGCAAATTCACGTTGACAATCGCGAGAAGCCCACCATCACGATTGCGGCTTAACGCGAGGTTAATCAGTGGGTTCCGCTGACGGCGATCAAGTCCGTTGTCAAGCAAAAACTGACCGGACCATTGCGGGGATAGCGGCGGGTGCCAGCACAGAGATTTTCACCGCTCTAGCGCCATGCCGTCGCGTCGTCGTGCTTAGCGTCCCAGATCTCGATCGCGAGCACGAGGTCGATCAGCCGGCGCTCCTCCGGCGTGTCCTCGGGCGCGCCCGATAGGCGCTGCACCTCGGCCGTGGCGGCCTCGTATTCCTCGACGTTGGTGATGACGACGTTCGGCATGGCTTGCCCTCCGGCTGGCTCAACGCGGCGCGGGATCGAGGCGTTCCCATGTGTCATACCGGTCCGCTCCTGAAGCACCGCGTAATGCGCCAGGACGCCCGGCCTCGAGGTGAGGTTTCGGCTGCCGCAGGCCGAGCACTTGTAGCGTAGGCAGATGTCCGGGATCGCCGTCTGCGCCGGCATGCCGTTGGTCGAGACCTCGGCATGGTGGTGGCAATCGCCGCACCAGATCTCGACCTGGCGCACGCCTGCGGCTCGCTCGCTGCCGACGGTCGCCGGCACGATCTCGCGTCCCTCAGCGTCATAGGCTCGGCGGGGGTTCCTCATGGCGCGGGAACCTATCCCGGAACCTCACAGGCGAACAACCCGAGAACATCTGTCGGGACTCTGTCGGGACTTTCTGTCCCGAAACCTGCGGATAGGGCTCGTTTCGTTCCTAATCGCCAGAACGCACCCGCTAAGCGGCGCCGTCTAAATCATTGGCGTATTTAGGAAAAATGGTCGGAGCGAGAGGATTCGAACCTCCGACCCCTTGTCCCCCAGACAAGTGCGCTAACCGGGCTGCGCTACGCTCCGACGGGTCGGCTTATAGTG